TTTATTAGACTAGATAAAATAGGTAAGCATATATTCTATCTTGACAAGGGTAAATAATTAGTGTATAATATTACTTATATTAGTACTTAAATAGATAATTACTAAGGTATAATTATATGACAATAAAAGATATAGATATATTATTAAAACAAATTAATATATTAAAACAACATTTAAAAGAAAGAGATAATACAATAAAAAAACTTAGAGATGAGTTGTCTATTGCACAACAAAACAAAGCAAACAAAGAATGGGTAGAGCTAGATGACTAAAAATTTATGGCAAAGAGAAAGAAAATATTTATTTAATGATCTTGTTAGACAATACAGAGAGGAGGGGTATACACAGAAGGAAGCAAAGAAGTTAGCTAAACAAGAAATAGATGAGGTCATGGAGGATAAAGAAGCTTTTGTACATAACTTATGGAAGGAGTCTTATACCGATGTCTGAATGGGAAGTCTATCTAGAAAAACCAAACAAGAATATTTCTGTTGGTTTGTTTAGTAACAAGAAAGAAGCAAAAGACGAGGTCAAGTATCGTTATGATCTCTGTAAAAACATGAGGGTAAATACTGATCCCCGATATAAAATACGAAAGGTAAACTAATGACTAGAGTATGGTTAGATAGAGGGGAGTGTCCTGATTGTGGCTCAAGTGATGGTAAGGTAGAGCATAGAGAAGGGCATTCATATTGCTTTGTTTGTAAGACTAGATTTGGAGAGAGTAAAACTCAAGAACAGAGGATAGTCAAAATGTCTGAAACAAGTCCGATAGTAAAGACTACTGGTTTATTGTCCGATATTCCAGATAGAAAAATATCTAGAGATACTGCCAAGAAGTATGGTACTCAGATAAAGAAAACAGATAACGTAGTTACTCACCATATCTACCAGTACTACGATAAGGATGGTAATCATGTTGCCAATAAGGTACGTGAGGTACAAGGTAAAAAGTTTTGGTCAGAAGGAAACATAGGTAGTAGCGCATTGTTTGGTCAGAACTTATTCAATCAAGGTGGAAAGTATATTACTGTATGCGAAGGTGAGATAGATGCTATGTCTGCCTATCAAATGTTGGGTAGTAAGTGGCCTGTTGTTTCTATTATGAATGGAGCAGCATCAGCTTTACAGAACTGTAAGAAATCTTTTGAGTACCTTAACAAGTTTGATACTGTAGTACTGTGTTTCGATAACGATGAGCCGGGTAAAGAGTCTGCCAGAAAGGTAGCTCAACTCTTTGAACCCAACAAATGTAAGGTTGTTAATCTAGAACTAAAAGATGCTAATGATTACCTAAAGGTTGGTAAGGCAGAAGCTTTTACACAGGCATGGTGGAATGCTAAAGCCTATACACCAGCAGGTATTGTAAATCTAGCTGACCTTGGTGATAGTTTATTTGAAGAAGACTTTTGCGAAACTTGTCTCTATCCTTGGCCTGATCTAAATGATAAGACCTATGGTATTAGGACAGGAGAGCTTGTCACCTTTACAAGCGGTGCTGGTATGGGTAAGAGCAGTATCATTCGAGAGCTTATGCATCATATTATGATGAGTACCAATGATAGCATAGGTGTTCTTGCAATGGAGGAGAACATAAAGAATACAGCTTTTAATCTTATGTCTGTTGAAGCTAATGCTAGATTGTATATTAAGGAGATACGAGATAAGTTTACACCTCAGCAATTAAGAGAGTGGCGAGATGCTACAGTAGGTACTGGAAGGTTCTATGCCTTTGATCACTTTGGTTCTATATCTAACGATGACATACTTGATAGAGTAAGGTTTATGGCAAAGGCTCTGGATTGTAAGTGGGTATTTCTAGATCACCTATCTATTCTGGTATCAGGACAAGAGGACAATGGTGATGAAAGAAAGTCTATTGATATTCTAATGACTAAGTTAAGATCATTGGTAGAGGAGACAGGTATAGCGTTGCTACTTGTATCCCATCTTAGAAGACCTACTGGAGACAAAGGACATGAGGATGGTAGAGAGGTATCTCTGTCTCACCTTAGAGGTTCAGCCAGCATAGCACATCTATCTGATAGTGTTATAGCATTGGAACGTAATCAACAGGCAGGAGATGAAACAGAATCCAATACAACTGTACTTAGAATATTAAAGAATAGGTATACTGGAGACACTGGTATTGCCTGTAAGTTATATTATGATAGGCAAACTGGTAGAATGTCTCAACTTGATAATGAGTTTATGGAGAATGAAGATGCCGTATAAAGATCCGATAGTTCGAAGGGAATACTTTCAAAAATACCGTCAAGAAAATAAGGAATACTATCAAGAATATAATAAAAAATACCGTCAAGAAAATAAGGAATACTATCAAGAATATAATAAAAAATATTATCAAGAAAATAAAGAACACTTTCAAGAATATGAAAAGGACTATTGTAAAGAAAAGCCTTGGGTAAGAATGACAACGCGAGCAAAGAAAAGAAAAAATCTTCCTTTCAATATTACTGCTGAATATGTTAAAAGTATATGGCCTGAAGATAATAAATGTCCAGCACTAGGTATTGAATTTAAACAAGGAGTTGGAAAATCTATTGATAGTTCACCAACCCTCGATAGAATTGATAATAGTAAAGGATACATAAAAGGTAATGTACAAATAGTTTGTAATTTAGCTAATAAGATAATGTCTAGTGCTACACCAGAGCAGGTCATACAAGTAGGTAAACATTTTAAAAAAGTAATGGAGAAAAAGAATGCAGCCTAGAGAAGCTATGGTTAATTGGTTAGGTGCTAAGATACCCGACCTAATTATAGAACCAGAAGATAGTTATAATTTTGATGTAGTAGGTACAGTAAATGGTAATGGAGCTAAGTCTCTCTACACCTTAGATGTTAATCAAAGTTGGGTAGGAGAGTGGCCTAAGAATTGGAAATATATTTATATTCCTGTAAGTGTAAAACAATTAATAGATGAATGGAAAAAGATTTACAAAGATGATTTGTATACTTTTATTATTTTTAGAAAAGATTTAAAAAAGGCTTGGCATATACCAGCAGATATGGTAGAATATTCTAAAGTTGTAAATGAAACCTATAAGGTATCTATCTTAGATGCCTATCAAGTGGATATGAATGATGGTAACAGCAGTAGTTGATATTGAAACAGATGCACTAGATGCAACAAAGATACATTGCATAGTAGCTAGTTCTATTTCTGGTAAACAGAAGGTATGGATTGAAGATGAATGCCAGCAGTTCAGCGATTGGTCTAGACAGATAGATCAATTCATTATGCACAATGGTATTAGTTTTGATGCACCCATACTTAACAGACTAACAGGTTCTAATATAAAGTTATCTCAGGTAAGAGATACTTTAATTGAATCACAATTATACAATCCCATAAGAGATGGTGGTCACTCACTACAATCATGGGGAGAAAGACTTGGATACAGCAAGGGGGACTATAATGATTTTTCTACGTTCAATAAAGAAATGTTGGAGTATTGTCAAAGGGACACTGAGCTTACTAGGAAGGTGGCTGGTGTCCTCTCAGGAGAGGGTAGCTCGTTCTCAGATAGATCGTATAACCTCGAAAGGAAGGTTCGAGCAATAGTAGATCAGCAAGAAAGAAATGGTTTTGCTTTTGATATACAGAAAGCTACAGTCTTTTTATCTCAACTTGAAGATGAACAGTATAGTCTTGAAGAAAAAGCACAGGAAATGTTTGAGCCTACTGAGGTTAAGCTTAAAACAAAAACTAAATACATACCATTTAATATTGCCAGTAGAAAACAGATAGCAGAACGTCTGATGGAAAGAGGATGGGAACCAAAGAAGCATACAGAAAAAGGTAATGTGATTGTCTCTGAAGAGATTTTGTCTAAGCTTGATATGCCAGAAGCTCAGATGTTTAGCCGATACTTTCTACTACAGAAACGTACTGGACTACTCAAGTCTTGGATACAGGAGTGTCAAGAGGATGATCGTGTCAGAGGTAGAGTAATGACACTACGCACTGTCACTGGTAGGATGGCTCACAATAGTCCTAATATGGCACAAGTACCAGCCACCTATAGTCCCTATGGTAAGGAGTGTAGAGAGTTATGGACAGTATCTAATCCCGATACCCATGCTCTTGTAGGTACAGATGCTAGTAGCTTAGAGCTACGTTGTCTTGCTCATTATATGGAAGATCCTAAGTTCACCAGAGAGGTTCTTACAGGTGATGTTCATACAGCTAATCAGAAGATGGCTGGACTAGA